CGCGTTGTCCTCGCTTTGCGAGTTCTGCGTGCTGGGCTGGGAGGTATTTTGCCATAGCTTCCCGCGCATTGCGGTTAGCTCGACGAATCTCTTTCTTGGTAAACTCCTTGTCGCCAAGTACGATGATGTCTTCAGCACCATAGTCCTCATGCTCTTCAAGGATATTGTCGGTTTCCTCCGCGACCTTCTCCAGTTCCGCATATTTAGCCTGTAGCCCCTCGACACTATCGATGTCGCGGAAGGGGTTCTGCTCTGCGGGGATTACTGGTAGTGGTTTCGTTTCGGCCTGAGAACTTAGCTTTTCCTCCAGAGCTTTCTTTTGTGCCGTCAACTCACCCACACGGTGTAGCAAACGGCTGCGGCTCTTTTTGGCTAAAGCTTGAAGTTGCTCTGGGTTTAGCGACAGTATATCAATCTCCTGTTCCTCTTCACTTTCTTCCTCTACTTCTTCGTCTTCAGATTCTTCTTCTTCGTCGGAAACCAACTCTTGTTCAAGAGTTTCTTCCTCCTCAAAAGATTCCTCTTCATCCGTTTCAGCTTCAGCCTCTGGATCTGAGTACTTCTGACTTCTCTGAACGATTAGATCTTCAAAGGTTATGTTATCTGACGAAGGAATTTCAGCCCCCTCGATGGCCGTGGATTGCTTTTGCATATATTTTGCGCCATGTTACGCTCGGCGGTAGCGATGACCTAGCAATGTGGAGGGAGTTAAAGTAAGTCAACAATGGGGGCATATGGGTGTGGATAGGTGTGGATAACTATATGTCAGAAATAATGGGTGGTTTTTCTGACGAAAATCGTGTGGTCTTTTTGCGTCTACTTTGGGTGTTGACTTGCGGGGAAACCCAGAGTAGGATTCGCCTTGACGGGGAATGAGCCTCATCGTCACAATTCACCCCGCTGAAGCGTAAAGCTTTAGCTGCAGGGCTGACACGAATAAGCTCATTCCTTCGTGTCGGCCCTTGCCTTTTTAGGGATGGTAAGCCGATTCAGTTCCAACCCGCACACTGAACAAAAGCTAGCGGCAACAGATTCCTAGGGGTTAAATCGTCGCGGGAATAAAAACAAGGCGATGAGGGTCACCCTCTTTCCACTGTTGGATTTGGTTCCAATGGGGGGAGGGGGGGTTTTGCCAAGATTAAAATCTTATTAAATATAAGATGTGCTAATGTACGAGAAGCTGGACGAAAACCGTCCTAATGTGCGTTTATTCACTCATTATGAGCATTTACACTATCCAGTAAACAAAACACCCTTGATAGGGATTGAACCTACCAAGGGTGAAACCAATGAACAATGAAACACACGCTAGGCGTGATGGGTAATGTTTACATTGTTACAGGCAAATTGTCAAGCTAGGACACCAAGCAACTCATCCAGAGCAGCCACAGACCCAGCAATTTTCATCACATCATTGCTGGACTCGCACAGGCGGAGGTCACCGAAGAACTTCTCACGCTCGTCTCGGATGAACTGGACGATGGCGTGATACTCCTCGCGGTCGGAGAGTGCTTCTACGGATTGTTGTATCGTTGGTTTTGGTAGTGGTGTCATTTGAATGGGCTTAGTTTCTTAGCTAGTCTCATCTTGGCATGCTCAATAGCCTTCTGCATAATTGCTTCTGGAATTGGTTTTTTGTTTGGGATGATGTCATTTTGCATTAGGGCCACCTCATTCTTGCTCAAGGTTGGAACAAGTGTGGGAAAGTCAATTTGCTTACCATCAACCTTTACGGCTCCACTCTGAGTGGAATACTCAGTAGCAACGCTGCCGTTTGGTAGTTTTAGCTCGCCAAGGTAACCCTGCCCCTTTTGAGTCTTGTCTGGTCTTTTTCCGTATTTAACCAATGGGAGATTAAGCCCAATTTTTTGCTGTGGTGGGTTGATATATGGCATAGTGGTGTTAGATTGAAGAGTCACCTAGTTCACAGCGTCCTGTGCGTTCATGCGTTGATTCGCAATAGATCCATTGTTAAGAGGGATGTCTGATGAAGTTGGATTAGATTGGCGGCCCGTTAACTCGGAAGCGGATTGCGGATTTTGAATCCGATGACCGTCCCCATTTGATCACGGCTCGACGGGCCAAGCGAGCATAGCTATGGGAATTGACCTTATTAGGATAGTATTATTTGCGTTTAGCAGCTTTCTTTGGCGCACGGCTCATCTTGATCTCAATCTCGACATAGCCTTTGCCCTTCTTCTTGCCGTTTCCGTTTCCGTTGTGGCCGCAGCCATTTGATTTACCTTTTTTCATAAGTTATTTGCGCTTCTTTGACATCCCAGCCTGCGACATGGCAATTGCCACGGCTTGCTTGCGACTCTTCACCACGGGTGCTTTGCGCGGCCCCTTGGGGTCTCGGCCCGGATGGAGCGTTCCAGCTTTGTATTCGCCCATTGTTTTTGCTACTTTCGCTTGCTTTGCGGATTTGGTCTTTGGTGTCTTCATGGTAGTATCATTTCATGCTTTTACTGCCTTTGCAACGCCACTTCTTACGGGACAATGCATTGGGTGAGTTGGGGTCTGACTTCCAGTCACCCTTTATTTTAGCGGAACGAGCGCAGTAGCTGTCACCCCGCTTTGAGCCGGGGCTAATAGTAGCTCCCTTTTGCCCGAAGCGCACGGTCTTCTTGCGACCAGTTTCGGGGTTGGTGACTACCTTTGTGAAACGCTTTTCCATTACTGCTGCATTCCTTGGGTTTGCATGCCACCCATTTCCGCAGGAGCCGTGCCGATGCGACCGATTTCTGCGTTCTGGGCCTGCTGGAGTTGGAACTGGTACTGCTCGGCGTATTTCTGGAGTCGCGTTGCGAATGCCTCGTCCGATTGTGCGCGTGCTGCCACATCTGGCTGCTGGACATACGCTTGCACAAGCTGCATTGCGATCTGTGCGCCATTGGGCTGGGCAGGAACCTCGATGCCTGCGAAGATTTTGGCGAGGTCGTCCGTGACATTCTTCATGACCTTCTGCTGAGCTTCCTCGACGGGTTGTAGGACATAGTCGGCAAAGATGGGGTTGATACTAGATGCCGTGAACTCAAGCAACTTGTTTACATCCATGATTCCGTTGCGGTCGAGTTGCACCAGAGACACCATGTTTTTCAACTGCGTCTCGGCAGTCTCTGGGTCATTGCTCTGGGAGTCGAAGTTGACCACGATGCTGAAATTCTCGTCAGCAGAACCCTTGGTCATCACCTGCGGGTTGGGGTTGCCAGTAACTTGGAAGAACACCTCATCAGGCCCCATGCGCTGGTATAGTTTCCAAGCAAGGTTCAGGACATCACGCACATGATCCAAGAACTTGGACACGAAGTATTGCTGCCTCATGGACGAGAGCGGGTTGTTAAGGTCGAGACCAACGCTGCGGTCTGCCTGTCCGATCATCGAAACCTCGACCTCCACGGAGCCATTGTCGGGCGGAGGTGTCGGCCCCCACTGGATCTCACCCAGACGACGATATGGGATGCGCCTGCCCGGCCCCCAGTCGGAGGGAGGCTTGCCAGCGGGGTGCATGAGTGGTGGCAGGGTTGCCAGCGACGAGCGGTCAACACGCGAGTCACGCTCGGTTTTGATCTGGAGTTGTGCGCCGCGCAGGATGTCCCCAAATGTTTGCACCTCGTACATGCGCTTCTGGTTGTTGCTGAGGCGAGTTACCACAAACGGATAGTCGTCGTAGCCATTCAAAAGCTCATGCTTGGCATACCCTTCAGCGGAGGGATGGAAAACGGTGCAATAGACACCCTCGGAGCCGTCCTCCTCGTCGATCAGGCGTTGGTAGCCGTAAACAACCATGACAAGGTCATTGTCGTCAGTGATGGGCAACCTAGTTACATTCTTTTGTTTCTCCCCGTCAAGGTACATGCTGTCCTTACCACGGAGCCTGTCGATAGCGTTCTCGACCCAGTCCTCGTCCCAGCCCTCGTTGGTGACCTTTTTCTCAAGCTCTTGAGCAGTTAGGAAGGTTCTCCAGAAGATGTAGGGGCTACGCTGCGGGTCGGAGACATAGGGTGGTAGGATAACCTCCCCGTCCGGGGCGCAGGAATGCACCACGGGGCGATCCACGGTTACCCTAGGAATGGGTATTTGCGCCTCTCCCTTCGTTCTGAGGTCTTTGAGGGCTTTTCTGGCTCTCTTCCCCGAAAGTGCAGGGAAAGCCTGAGAAATCAATCCTAGAGCCATTTCTGTGGCATTCTCGTCCATGAGCAGATCCACCATCTCTGGCGCGGCCTGCGCGATCTCGTCCAGAGTCATGGTCTGGAGGTAGGTGCGGGACTCCCGCTGCCAACCGACATAGGAGATCATCAACCCCTTCTCTAGCAGATAATTAGCCCCCAGTTCCATGTGTTCCCGGAAATCTGGGATATACGAGGAGCGCATCCACTTCAGGAAGCCGCTGACCATTGAGGCTCGTGGCATGGATGCCATTGAAGTCGGGAATGCCTTGATGTGGGAACGCTGGAGGGCTTGGTCAAACAAAGCTACATAGGTATCGATCCGCTCGCCAATGACATTTACCTCTTGGTCGGATGCTCCCTCCCACGGAAATGCGTTAGCACCGTGTTTGCGGAGGTCGTCACTCTTGCCAGGCCAAATGTTGCGCCGCTCGTCATAGCTGCGGAGGCAGGTCTGGAAGTACTCGTCGAGGTCTATGAGTGCGGTTTCGTAGGCATAGGTAAGCGCACCCACATCTGGCTCCTTGTCCAGATAAATCAACGATTCGCCTTCTAGGGCTTCTGAGT